ATATTTAAGCTATTCTTTACTACATGAGTACAAAAATGGCCGAAAATCTCTCCCTCCGATGGGCACAGGGGGAGGTGTTCAACGCAAAACAAAGATTTAGGGTACTGGTTGCTGGCAGAAGATTCGGAAAATCCTATCTATCCTGTATCGAACTACTCAAAGCAGCAATAGACCGCCCAGGCGAAACATATTTCTACTGTGCCCCCACCTATCGCATGGCAAAAGACATTGCATGGAAAGAAATCAAAAAACTAATCCCACGAGAATGGATACAATCCAAAAACGAAACCGACCTAAAAATAGAACTAATCAATGGATCGCTAATCGAACTAAAGGGAACTGAAAATGCAACAACCCTGCGTGGCCGAAGCCTTGCTGGAGTAGTACTTGACGAAGCAGCCTTTATGGATTCCGAAGTCTGGTTCCAAGTTATCCGACCAGCCCTCGCAGATAAACAAGGTTGGGCACTCTTCATATCCACACCAGACGGCACAGCCTCATGGTTCTATGATTTATGGTGCTACGTTCCAGACGATGAAACAGGCGATTGGAAACGCTGGAGCTTCACAACAATAGAAGGGGGCAATGTTCCAACCGAAGAAGTCGAAGCAGCAAAGGCCCAGTTAGATACCAGAACATTCAAGCAGGAGTTCGAGGCAAGTTTCGAGAATCTCACTGGTCTCGTTGCAGTCTCCTTTTCAGATTCCAACATTTCTACCGAAGCGGAGGACATATCCATCGCCCCACTCTTATTAGGAGTCGATTTCAACGTAGATCCACTTTGCGGTATATGTGCAGTCCGCTACCGAGACATCCTCTACGTCTTTGACGAAATAATCTTAACGGGCGGTGCAACAACCTGGGATTTTGCCGAAGAAGTTACAAATCGTTACGGAGTGGAAAGACGCATCATCGCTTGCCCCGACCCAACGGGTTCAGCCCGAAAAACATCAGGAGTAGGATCAACAGATCACACTATCCTACGCAGAAGCGGATTTACTGTGTCATCTCCTAGAGCCCCCTGGAAAGTCCGTGACAAAGTAACCGCAATCAACACTGCACTATATGACGCAATGGGAGAACGCAGAACCTTGATCCATCCACGCTGCAAAGAACTAATAAAATCTCTCCGCACCCTGACTTACGCTCCAAACACAGGTATGCCGAACAAAAACCTTGGAGTTGACCACGCATTTGACGCTTTCGGCTACCTCTGCCTCCAGCAATTTAACCTTGCCAAACCAGAGACATTAGGCCAAACTTCGTTTAGAATATATTAAGATACCTAATTCTTACTATGCCTTACCACTATGGGATGAAAAAGAAGAAGAAAAAGAAAAAGACCAAGAAGAAGTGAGAAAATTTAGACGAGTAAAACGAGACAAAAAGACAAACGTGCCTAGTAAATACCTTACTGGTGCGAAAAATAAGGCTGCAAAGGCAAAAGAGATTAAAGAAACAGCCGAAAAATACAAAAGAGGCGAATATATTGATATAAAAGCCATCAACAAGTCACGATCTGCCCAAGAGGGCAGGGAGCATATTTATCCTCTGGATCTCGCAACGTACCAATGGCTGCATGGGCAATGGGCAGAGTAAACAGCTTTATCAGTGGAAGAGGAGGTGCAAGAAAGGCTGATGCTGATATACTTAGAAAGAAATCCAAGAAAAAATGACAGAAATCACAGACGAGATGCTTGACATCATCGAAAAAGTAAAAGGCAAGAGAAATCCTGCTCTGTGGGATCCCAGATGTGAACAATATCAAAGAAAACTGACAGAAGGTACTGTAAAAAAGTCAACAACAAGTTAAACTAAACATAAATACTCTTTTTTCTCAAAGATCATGGCATTTTTTCGTGGCGAAGAAGGTTCTGTTAAATTTAAAAACGGATCTGGAACAACTGAAGCAGTAGTATCTACTACTGGTTGGACACTAGACACAACAAAGGAAACTTTAGACGTAACTGCTCACGGAGCAACATCAAGAAGTTTTGTAGGTGGACTTATTTCTGGTTCTGGAACTATTGACTTTCTATACACAGCAGCAAGTAGTAATGAAACTGCAAACTTATTAGCTGATGTTTTAACCACAGAAGATGCTGCTGATGCACAGTTTCAATTATTTTTAGATACTTCTGGAAGTAAAAGTGTAAGTTTTTCTGGGATTGTTACAGGAACAAGTTTATCTGCAACAACAGGCGACCTTGAAACTGTAAGCGTCAGCTTTATTACTTCTGGTGCTATTACCAACGCTGCATAATGCCCAAGTCATCTTATTCAGCGAAGCAACGTAAACTCGCTGCTGTTGCCCCACCACGGGATAAGATTACTGCTGCCGACTTGAAAAAGTTACGCTCCAAAACTAAAAAGAGAAAAAAGAAGTGAAACTTACCACTCGCCAAAAGAATCTCCTTGAAAAACACTCTGAGCATCATAGTGTCAAGCACATGGAGTTTATGAAAAGGCGAATGAGAGCAGGAGATACTTTTACCCAAGCCCATAAAAAGGCACAGGCAAAGGTAGGAAAGTGAGCGAAAGAGATCCCAGATTAAAAAGATTCGGTCTTTCGGGTTATAACAAACCTAAAAGAACTCCTAACCATCCCACTAAATCTCATGTGGTTTTAGCGAAAGAAGGCGATAAAATAAAGTTAATACGTTATGGTCAACAAGGCGTATCTGGTGCAGGGAAAAATCCTCAAACCGAAAAAGATAAAGCAAGGCGTAGGTCTTTCAAAGCCCGTCATGCTAAAAATATAGCTAAAGGCAAAATGTCAGCAGCTTTTTGGGCTAACAAAACCAAGTGGTAACTTATGACTTACGCAATTCCAGGTCAGATCAGAACAAAAATAATTACCTCTACAACTTTAGGTGGCACGGACAGTCCTTTCACTCGTACAAGAGCAGTATTGGACATGATGAAGGGTTGGGAAATAATGAAAGCAGTTACCGAAGGAACAGAATATTTACGAGAAAACAGTGAAGCGTTTTTACCATTAGAGCCAAGAGAAGATTACACGGCATATATGGCAAGAGTTAATCGTGCTGTATTTAGTCCTTTTACGCAAAGATTAATTAGAGCAGCTACAGGTTTAGTCCTTCGTAAACCAATAACACTTACAGGCGATCCATACTGGACAGAAATGTTCAAAATGGATGTAGATGGCTGTGGTTCAGACTTAGATGAATATGCAAGAAGAGTGCTTATGTGTTCTCTCACATACGGCCAAAGTCACATCCTTGTTGATTATCCTGCCCCATCAGGAGCAGTAAGCCTTGCAGAAGAACGTCAACAAAATCGCAGACCCTACTGGATAGAAGTCGACCCAAACAATCTTTACGGCTGGCGATTAGATAGAGAATCTAATTACGGAAACTTGGTACAAGTAAGACTAGCGGAAAGAGCAGTATTACCTGATGGGGACTTTGGCGAAAAAGTATTTGAGCAGATAAGAGTTATAGAGCCTGGAAATTACAGAGTATTTCGTAAGACAGATCAGATTGATGAGATGTACGATGTCAATGATAATTCTTACGCTGGCGAGTTTGACGCACAGACCACAGGCGAAGAGTATACAGAAGTTGAATCTGGCGAGTTTTCTCTTGGAGAAATACCTTTAGTTACAATTTATTCTGGCAAAACTGAAAATTTAGTAAGTAAACCACCTTTGCTTGACATTGCATATCTAAATCTTGCACATTTTCAAAGACAGGCTGATTTAATTCATAGTTTGCACGTTGCATCTCAACCGATGCTTGTAATGGAAGGATATGATGACCAGACCAAAGACCTTGCTATTAGCGTAAATTACGCAATGGCAACTCAGCCAGGCAACAAAGTTTACTATGTCGAACCAGCTTCCAGTGCCTTTGATGCTCAATCAGCAGAAATAAAAGAGCTACAAATGCAGATGGCTACTCTCGGAATTAGTACATTATCACAACAGAAGTTTGTCGCAGAATCAGCAGATGCCCGTAGGTTAGATCGTGTAGATACCAACTCTATGCTTGCAATGGTATCCATGGAACTAGAGCAAAAACTACAAAAAGCCTTTAATTTCTCAGCCCAATATGTTGGAATCGAACCACCAGAGGTAAAAATCAGCAGAGACTTCGACATCGAAAGACTAATTGGACAGGATATTACAGCCTTAACATCTCTATTCGATCAACAAGTCATTGATAGAGAGGAGTTTCGAGATATTTTAGTACAGGGAGAAGTGTTACCTTCAGCAAATGAGGTCAAATCCGAATAATCTGTTAGAATAGTAGATAAGTACATAAAAGTCTAATGCCAAAATCTTTAGATAAGGTCCTTCAGTCTGATGGGTCGTATAAGTGGGAGATGGTTGAGTTTCAACCAGAACCAGAAGTAACAACTGAAGTTACTGAGGAGCCAAAAAAGAAGGCTTCAAAGAAAAAGTCTACAAGTGCATTATCTGAGTAATCAATGGCAATCGAAGAAAAAGTAATTCAGCCTGAGTCTGTGACCAACGCTGAACAGCCCGTGGCTGAAACTACTTCACAACCACAAGCACCTAATCTTGATTCTGTAAAAGCAGAGTACGAAGCAAAACTGTCTGCTTTGCAGAAACAAATTGCAGATGAACAAGAAAAATTTAAAGGCATCAAGACTAAACTTGATGATGTTTACAAGCAAAAAGATCAACAACGTAAACAAGAGTTAGAAGATCAAGGTCAATGGAAAACTCTCTGGGAAGAAGCAAATAAAACTAATCAAGAAATGCAACAGGAGAATATGTCTTTGAAGCAGAGTTTAGAAGATATGAAAACTTCTAATGAAATGGCTTCTACAAGACAGACAGCTTTGGCTGCGATCAGTAATTTAGGTGCTATAAACGCAGAACAAACTTTGGCATTATTACAAAGCAATCTAAAGAAAAACTCTGAAGGTAAAGTTGTTATTCTAAATGGTGGAGTTGAGCAAGATTTCAATACCTATCTCAGCACTCTTAAAAACCCTGGAAGTGGTTGGGAACATCATTTCAAGCCTAGTTCTGCTGCTGGAATGGGAGCTAAACCAAGCCCAGTTGCAAATGCTTCTGGAGGTCAAGTAAATCCTTGGAAAACGGGCAATATAACTCAACAAATGCTAATATCGGAACAGAACCCTCAGCTTGCAGCAGTGCTCAAGCAAGAGGCTCAAAAGTAATTAGTTTCCGTGAGACTAATGCCCTTGTCTGTGACTAGGGGATCGCAAAAAACTTAAATAGGTAATCTGAATGGCTGCTCCGTTTCAGAATTACTCTGGCGGTGTCCTACTAGCGGACATTGTTAAGAGAAATAACTTTGCTGCATACGTTTCCGAGGCAATCAAAGAGCGTAGTGCATTTATCAGGTCTGGTGCTGTTGTACGCAACCCACTACTTGATTCAAGAGAAGGTGGAACAAGAATACAAGTTCCAGAATTTAACCCTGTCTCTCCAACTGAAGAAATCATTGATGGTACTGCAACATGGGGTACTAGCAACAATGGTTACTTAACACCACAGAAGATTGGTACAGGAACACAGATCGCAACTATCTGTCATAGAGGTTTTGCGTATGCTGTTGATGATGTAG